TATGATTTTTCAGCGTTTTATCAACGGTCAGCCCGTTAAGGGTCGCCCGGTACTTCTCATTGATCAGCTTGGTCTGTGCCGGGTTCGGAGTGGGTAACGTGCCGTTACCGTCACCGACGGCCATACGGGTGATTTTTAACTGGGTGCCACCGGTCGACGCGGCGGCAATCTTGGCCGCCCCGGCGGTGGTAATAATCGCTTTATATTTGCTCATGCTTTTCTCTTATCCGGGGTAAACAGTAACCACATCGCCATCCACAACGGCCGCGCCGGTATAAATCAGGCCGGGGATGTCCTGCAGAATGTTGAGGCCAATCAGGTGACGGCTCAGGGGTTTGGCATCGGCGATCAGCCGCTCCATTTCTAAATACATTTCTTCCGTGATGCCGGTTTCTAATACGCCAATATCAAGCCGAAAGGTGCCGGGCGGATCGTCACCGTGGAACCATTCGGTGACGTTAATCAGGTAGCCCAGCGGCTCAACCACGCGGCGCACGGCCCCGATGGTGCCCTTATGGCGGTGAATGAAAAACGCCGCTGCAACCACACCGCGCTTTGCCTCTTCCGGCCATGCCTCATCCCAGCGGTCAACGGAAAACGCCCACGCCAGATAAGGCAGCAAATGCACCGGGCAGCGGGCCGGGTTCCACAATTCGCGCAGCGGTACCGGCATCCGCTCCAGCTCGGCGCAGGCAGCAGCGGCGGCCACTTCCAACGGGGAAGAACCGACCGGCAATAATCGGTTATTCATCAGCACGCCCCGGATTGATGGTGAAGCCGGTGCAATACCCCGCCTGCGTCTTATCCAGCACGATATCGGCCGCCGGTTTGATGATGTCTACATGCTCGACACCTTCCACGGTCAACGCCGCATTCATGCTGGAGCGCCGGATACTGCGCCCCAACCGGCGCACACCTTCCACGTAATTGCGTAGCCTTGCATTGGCCGCAGTGAGAATGGGTGCGACCTCCGGGCCGGGATGGAGATATAACGTAGCTTCGATGGCATAGCGGGTAATTTTGGCCGACTGCACCACAACCCGATCGCCAACCGGGCGTACATCCTCATCATTCAGGGCAGTATTAACCGTTGCCAACAGATCGGCAGGGGCGGTGCCATCGCCGTCGCGTGACAACACGGTCACGGTGATGCAGGCCGGTGACGGGCTAATGGCGGTCACATCGGCCACACGGCCATCGGCAGAACGGGCATGGAAGCGGTAAGAGCCTGCCGAACCGGCGGTGCTCATGCCTTCAAAAGCATCCTGCAGGCGTAACCGATAATCGTCGTCCGACTCCATTAGCGCCGGTGTCGGCGGGATAGTGGTTTCATCCCCCTGGACGATCACCAAACGCGGGGTGTTAAAATTCGCGCCGAGCTGGTCAAGGTCGGCCCCGGTGGCATAAGCCAGCATCACCGCCTTGGCAGCATCGTTGATGCGCTGGCGCAGAATCACTTCACGATAGGCATTCTCCTGCAACAACTTCACGATCGGCTCCGACTCCAGCGCCAGCGTGCGGCTGATAGCATCGCGCTCCGCCTCGGGATAGAGTGAAATTAGCGTGGCTTTGCGCTCGGTCAGCAGTGCTTCATAGTCCAGCGTTTCAACGACTGTCGGCGCGGGAAGAAGGCTTAAATTTATCGTTGCCATAGTTCAGCTCACAGGAATAGACAGCGACAACGCGCCGGGGGTATCGGTGCGGGTGCCGGTGATGTCGATCACCATCTTGCCGTCGTAGGTAGTGTTAAAAGTGATGCCGGTCAGCTTTACGCGCGGCTCCCATGCCAAAATCGCGCTGTAACAGGCGGCCATGATTTGCAGGCGCAGCGTGTCATTCTGCGGCTGGTCGAGTAGCTCCGACAGCAAAGAGCCATAGGCCCGGCGCATAGGGCGTGAACCTTGCGGCGTTATCAGAATGTCAGCCACGGACTGTCGAATATGGTCGATGTCCGTCAACGCACGCCCGGTGGCACGGTTCATGCCGAGGTATTTCGCGCTATTCATGACGGCTTATCCGTGCTGCCGCCGCCGTTCTGGACACCGCCGTGGGTGTGGGTATGTACCACCACGCCGTTAGATGTAATGCTGCCGCCGCTGTGCTCAATGCTGCCGGTCATCTTCCCGCCGCTTTTCACCTCCAGCGTGCCGATGGTCAACTTGTTGGTACAAACAACCTCCGGGGCATCAAGGGTGATTTTGTCAGCCTTGACCATCACCACCTTGGAACTGGCGGTGATCGACTCTGACGCCTGCACATTGGCGGTTTTAATGCCGGTCACACTCAGCCCGCCGGTGGCCGGTTCATACTCCAGCACCGCACCATCGGGAAACGCGATATGCAGTGCATCTGCCGACGCCGACGGGGCCGGAAAGTCATCGGAAAAGATACCCGGCAGCACCAAGGCTGTATCCAGTTCACCACCCAGCGCCAGTACTAACACCTGCTCACCATCGGACGGTGCCCACCACATGCGGGCGCGGCCCGCCCGGCAGGTCATCCAGTGAAGCCAGTCGGTAAGGTTTCCGCCGGTATCGACACGGCAAAGACCGCGCTCAAGGTCGACGGCATAAACGGTGCCAATGCGGATCAAGTTGCGCAGCAGGCGCAGAATGTCGGATTGATTATTCATGCTGAAAGAATGCCGTGTAGAACATGCGGCATCAATGTGATGAAGTTGGAAGATCTTAGGCACAACAGAAGGTAAACTATTCTATTAGCCACCTTTTTTATTCTCTCGAGTAATTATAATCAATTGAATAGTTGCAAAAAATATAATGCTCAACGCAAAGGAATATCAAATGCCAGCACCTAATGATAAAAAATTAGAGAACGTAGATAAAGCTTTCGAATTCTTTAAAGGATGCCGAAAACATAACATTTTCTTTTCATTAAACGACGTAAAAGAAAACACAAACTGGGGCCTATCAACGGTAAAAACATACTCCACAAAAAGGTGGGGTAGTTTTCTTAAAAAGACCGAAAAAGGATATATTGTCACAGCAAAATTCGACCGATTTGATAAAAAAACATTTAGAAAACATCATAGCCAAAAAGAAGTGTCGAACAAATACTTCTACAATCTTTTGGTGGAGAAATCAATTACAGCATGCATTGCAGCAATTGAAGTTTACAACAAACCAGATTTCAAATTTCGAGAAGAAAGCTTCTCTATTCTAATGATAAATGCCTGGGAGTTAATTTTAAAAGCCAAAGTTCTACAGTTGAATGATGATAATAAAGGCAGTATCTATATGACATCTAAAGGTGAAATTCAGTTATCTTCATCTGGAAGCCCAAAAACCATTAGTATAACTCGTGCTATAGGCTTACTTGAAGGCCAAGGTGTTATAAATAAATTGGTTGTAGACAATATAAAATTACTAATCGAGATCAGAGATGGGTCAGTGCATTTCGTACACGATGACATGAGCCTGAGTACAAAAATACAGTCAATTGGTACCGCATCACTAAAAAACTTCATGACTCTAGCAATGAATTGGTTTGATTATGATTTTAGAAAGTATAATTTCTATTTAATGCCTGTTTCATTTTATCATTTAAGCGACATGGAAAGCTTTAGTATTGATAATAAATTCAGGGAGAACCTTTTAAGTTATTTAAGTAGAATTGAAAAAGAGCATGATACGGATGATGACCCTGACTTTAGCATTTCACTACGACTGGAAACAAAATTCGTTAAAACTTCATCTGAAGAAGCTATGCAAGTGAGACTTACTGATGATCCGGACGCACCGGAAATCCAAATAGTAGAAGAGGACGCTTTAAAAAACCATCCCCACACCTATAATGAAATATGTATAATAATTAGAAAAAGATACGATAACTTCAAGCAAAATACAAAATTTAATGAATTAATGCGCGAAATGAAAAAACAAGGAGATAAATTTTGTAGAGAAAGGAAGTTAGACCCTAACAATCCTAAAAGCATTTATAAAAACTTCTACAGCAATAGAGTAATTGATGAGCTTGATAAGCACTATAATAGAAAATAAATATTGTGGGCTAAAGTGCCCACAATTTAACTACCCAAATGTTCTAAAATGGCCCTTTGGATTTTTTCTATATCTTCTTTACTAAATCCCAGTAATGGACGCGCCTCATATTTTACCGGGTCACTATTCGGCGATGGTCGGTCACGCAGGCCATAATGGTGCACGTTAGCCATTCGCTTAACACGCCCGACGAACTCCACCACGGCATCGTCGCTGCTACCCTTGGCTTTCATGTAACGGGCGGTGCGCAGCTTTGAGAACATCGCCCGATCACGCAAGCGCTTTGTATTTCGCAACGGCGTTTTACGCGGGGCATACGGGGTGCCGTCCGGTGCCTGCTGGCGCTTGATGTTTTGCTGTTGGCTGGCGCGTAAACGCTTGGACACAGCAACCGCCAACGACTTGCGGGACTGCGGCGACAACGCGGTAATCAGCCCGGCCAAACCGGCGTCAAAGAGGCTAAACTCGTTCATTCCACTCACTCACTAATTCACCGTGTACAAAGAGCTGCAGCGGGCGCGTGACGTTTTCCGGCAACGGGGGTTCCGGCAGGTGCTTAACATGCAATGCCCCGCTGTCCTGCTCATTGACCACCACACGCTCGGTTAACTGCAGGGATACGCTGAAATCGTAAGAGCCGTTGTTATTAAAATCCGTGGCAAAGGTAAAGCCGGTGCGGCGTTTTTCTGGTGTGGCCATAATGTCCGGTTGGTTTTCACGTAACCACGCCTGTATCGGCACCACGATTAAATCCAGATCGCCGGTGTAATCCAGAAACAGCAGATTCAGCGTGTAGCAATACTCATGCGACAGCGAGGTGGCAAGCGTGGAGGCAATATTCCCACCCGGCACCCGTACCTGTAGATTTTCGGGATTACGTTGTAGCCATTGAAGGCAATTTGTCAGCTCAGCGCGGAGCTGCTGCGGTTTTAACATGGTGTTGCTCCTGACAAGTTTTAATGGCGTCAACCTGTACGGCGCAGGCCGCTAAGGCGTTTTCAAGCTGGCGAATATCGGCGCTCAGATCGCCGTTATTCTTTGGGCTGCTGGCCGGTATCTGGCACGGGTTCACCGTCGGACAGCCAATGTAGATAATCTGAGGCACGGGTGAAGCTGGGGCGCTGGTGCAGCCTTGCAACATCAGCAGGCAAAGGAGTGTTGAACCAATCGCGTAGAATTTGGTTTTCATTGAGTAATCTCTGTATTTTTTGCTCACGGGTTAGCGCCAACCGGTGCGCGTTGTTGAGGTCATTTCTCAGGCTTTTCTCTTCCTGCACCAATTGGCCGGCCGCTGCCTGCAACGTGGTGATCGCCGTGCGGGAGTCGGTCAGCGCCGTCGAAATCCGGCTGTTTTCCAACTTGGCAACATCCAACCGATCACCCAGGGCGATAACCTGCCATTTCAACCAACCGGCGACGGCCAGCGCTAACACCAGTAACAGCGCGGCGGTGCGATTCATTGCTCAACCCCGGTCAGGCAGTAGGCCATTTCTGACACCCGGCGGCGTTCCAGCCCTGCGGATTTAACCCCGTTGACATACACCCAGCGCGGCAACTGCAGGCAGGCACTGCGCCATTCCTGCCGTTTGATGAAACAGGCCAGTGTGGAGCCACACGCCGCCGTCACGCCCACATTGAAGGCAAAGGACACTACCGCGTCATAAACTGGTTGCGGCATCGTGACAGGCATACAGCGCCCAATGGCACGCTCCACCCGGTAAACGTCGGCAACCAGATTGACGGCGGCTTGGCGTTCGCTAATGACCTTGTCCGGTACTACCCCGGCGGTGTGGCCGATGCCACTCGTCCACACGTTCGCGCTGCACTGGTAAGGAGAAAGCCGACAACCTTCAAAATCAGCCAACAGACGCAATCCGGCTTCTGAGGTGTGCA